GACGATGCGAGGTTAACAACTATTGCATTAACCGAATCAGCTTCTGTTTCACAGCTAGCAAAAATGGAAACATATAAGCAAGTAGGAATCAGGACAAAGATTTGGGTATGGTCAGCAGGAACTAAAGGAGGGGTAAGAGAAGATCACGCTTCAATAGACGGAGAGGAACGACCATTCGAAGCTCCGTTCTCAAATGGGATGATGCATCCACACGATCCAAACTTCGGCGCAGGGGAAAACATCAACTGTGAATGCAGTATTTAGTCAGCAATTAAAAAAAATGTTATAATTATATTAAATATGGAAAAATTTTACACAATCACACAAAAGTCTTTAGCCGATGAGGGAGTAGAAAACCTGTCGAGTCTTTGGACTAAAGCAAAAGAAAAAGGGTTCACTGCTTTGTCATATGAAGTACCTACACAATTTAAAAGTGTAGATAAAGAAGAGAATCTTTTTGATGTAATATTTTCATCAGCTAAAGAGGACAGACATGGCGACATTGTTATGCAAGACTTTGAGTTAAAAAACTTTAAAAAGAATCCGGCATTTATAGACTCACATAATTACGGTTCAATTGAACATATCCTTGGTAAGGTAACAAAAATTGATGTAGTAAAGGGGAAGCTACAAGGACAAATCAAATACGCTCTTATGAATCCAAAAGGCGCTCTAGCTTACGAAATGACAAAGGCAGGATTTATCAATGCTACATCAATAGGATTTATTCCACTAGAGTTTGATAAAGATTTTAAAATACTACGATCAGAATTGCTAGAAATTTCAGCAGTAGCAGTTCCATCACAAGCTGAAGCTCTATTCAAACAAATTGCTGAAGAGGAAATAACTATAGAAAAAGAAATTGCAGAAGAGGAATCTACAGAAGAGGGAAAAATTGAAACACCTGCTATCGTTAATAAAAAAATGGTAACTATTCTATCAATTGCTAAAGCAATAAACTCAATGGAAGCTAAAAACCAAGACCAGAAGAGAAGAGATATATATAAAGCAATCAGGTCTTTATAATTTATAACAAGCAAAGATATTCAGCGTTATGACTCCTTAGCTGAGGGACTTGTAAAAGAATTATAAACTAATTTTAAACATTATTATGATTAAATTACTAAAGCTTCTGAAAGAACTTAAAGCTAAAGGTTTCGCAACAGCATCTGAAAAGACACAAGTTGTAGACTGGGCAAAAGAAGTTTCAGAAGAGGAAGCAGAAGTAGTAGCAGAGGAGGTTGCAGAAGTTGCAGAACTTCCTGAAACAGATCCTAAAGATGAGAATGATGCAGAGGAAGTTGTTAAAAAAGCGTTCGACAAAGTTTCTAAAGGTCTAGATACAAAAATGACACAGAAATTAGAGGAAGCTGTAGCAACAATGAAAAGTGATGTAGAAGCATGGATTAGCACACAGAAAGGACTTGCAGTTAAAAATGCAGGAAGTGGAAATGAGCAAATCGTTGCTAAAAGAAAAGAACTTAATACATACCTAAAGGGGTTCTCAAATGCCATCATGTCAGGAGACGATGCAAAGGCAAAAGAGATGACTACAGATGCAACTGGTTCACCATTTGCAGGATATGTAGTAGATGCTGAATTGTCAGCAGAAATTCGCGCCTTAACAACAACTTACGGAGTTGCTAGACGAGAAATGTTCTCAACACCACTATCAAAACATTCATACGAAGCTAATGCTCTGGCAACAGACGTTACAGTTGGATGGGTAAGTGAAGCCGGTGTTATTGGATCAACACAAGTTGTTCTTGCACAAGAGGAACTAAAGTTGAAAAAAATTGGAGCTATTGTAACTCTTACAAGAGAACTAATTGAAGACGAGGAAGTGGATCTATTTGGATTCCTTGCAGATAGAGTAGCAGAAGGATTTGCTCTTGCAGAAGATAGAGCTTTCTTTATTGGTGCAGGTTCTTCAGATACAGCTAATGGAGGGTTTACAGGAATCACCAACAACGCAGGTGTTCCAGTTGTTAACCTAACAGGTGCATTATCAACACTTTCAGTTGAAAAGATTTATGAGCTTAAGGATATTGTTCCTGAAGGCGCACAAGCAAATGGAAAGTTCTATGGACACAGAAGTGTTAAGACAGCTATTCGTTTACTGAAAGATGGAGATGGTCGTTTTGTTTACAACGACCCTATCAACAATGAAGGTCTTCCTACACTAGCCGGAAAACCTTTTGTTGAAGTTGAAGCTATGGTTGATTCTGAAAACATTGCAGTTGAAGATGGAACAGTTCTTCTATACGGAGACTTAAAGAAATCATCAATCATGGGATACAAAAATGGTCTCGTAGCCGACAGATTCCAAGCCGGAACTGTTAAAAACGTAGCAGGTGATGCTGACATCAACTTGATCACAACTGATCGAGAAGCTATCAGGTTTGTTACTAGAGTTGGAGCGATTACAATTCTCCCAACAGCAGTTGCTGTTCTTAAAACAGTAGCAGCATAATCCACAGGGATTAAATGTTAATAGGTCAGAGGAATACTCCTCTTACTTATTTAGCAAATAATAAAATACAATGCTTAAATACATAAACAAAAAAACAAATGAAGTACTATACTCAGCAATAAAACTTGAAAGCGAGAGAGCTGAAGATTTTACATTTATTGGTATTTGTAAAGACACCCCAGAAAAAAAAATGAAAAAGAAAAATGGAATGATTAAAACTAACAAAGTAACTAAAAGATAATCATGAAATTATACTGTTCAAAAGCTGATGTAGAAAAATACACAAATCAAACAATCACAATAGATATTGATAATTGGATTGAGGGAATTTCTATATACATAAAAGGGATTACAAACAGAGACTGGAAAGCTGACACAGTAGCATCTGCTAGATTGTATGATGGAAACGGGTATCAACAATTAGAAGTTGATGATTTTATTGAAACTCCAATTTTAAAAACAGGACAAGAGTATGGCCAAAGCCTAGTGACTAGAACTGATTTTATATTGTATCCTTACAACACAACCCACAAGAACACATTTATATTAAGAGATGATTCATTTGAAAAAGGTATTCAAACCGTAGAAGTCACAGCAAAATGGGGATATCAAGTTGAAGTTCCTGAAGATATTAGATACGCAACAACAGTTTTAACGTCAGCAGTTTTTTTAGCGCAAACAAACACAGAGGGAGAAGTAGAATCAGAAAAGATTGGTAATTATCAAGTAAAATACCGAAGTGAAAAGCATAAAGACGATGCTGAAAGAGCAATGGACATTATTGAATCCAGAAAAATAATTTTAATATAAAATATAGTTAATGATATCTAAATTCTACAAAACAACTTTCACTATAATGAGAAATTCGTGGACTAATGGCGACACTTATTCTAATTCTACGGAAACAGAGATAGGAACGTTCATAGGACACCTGCAACAAGCCACAGCAGAGCTCACAGAGAACTTAAACCTCAACTTCACCAATAGGTTCATTGTCTGGTGTAACATCGATTCAGGGGTGGCTGTGGGCGATAGGCTGACAACAGGGGGGAAGTCTTATTCGGTAGAAGCAATACAAGACAACACAAGCGTAGGAGCTAACAAACATTTAGAGCTAATGGTTGAAAGACAACACAATGACAGCTAACTCTCGTCTTGAATACAAAGCGTTAGAAAGAGCAATCAGGAGAAACCCCGGAGCAGTTCGGGATCAAGCGCAAAAATTTTTAGTGAGGGCAAAAGCCTTAATGCAAAGAGGAATCAATCAGACAACTTGGGATGTCGGTAATTCAGGAGGTGGAGTTCCAAAGTTAAGCCATAACCTGAAAAGGGCGCACGACTATACGATTAGACCTTTCTCATTACTAATAAAGGTAAATGAAAAAAAAGCTGACTATGCAAAATATGTTCACTATGGAACTAGACACATGAAAGCAAGACCTTGGTTGAAATCAGTAAAAAACAGTAGTATGCCACAAATTAAAATATTAGAAAAACAATTATTAAAAGAGGTTGTTAAAGATTTTGGCAAATAATGTTATAATAAAAATATGTTAAGAGAGCTAATAGGACTACTAAAAACAAGCATCGAGACAATACCTAACATTCAGGAAGTTTTTTCATATCCTATACAAAAAGAAAACGTAAAATACCCATCAATCGTATTCTTTCCTGAAACAATAGATAACACCTTTGAAACAACTGACGAGAATTTTAAAGTCTACACATTTAGGATGGGAGTAGAGGTTAACATTCAAGGCGTTACAGCGAAAAAGGTTTACGAGGATATATTGCCTCAAACTTTTGATGACATAGTTCAACATTTCGATACGAACTGGAATATGGCGACTTCAGGTGGCCACAGAACATGGGCGAGAGTTTCAGCATCTTCATTTGGGATATCTGAGGACACAAAAGGCAAAACAGCATTCATAGATATGGTGCTAGAAATAAAAGCCTTAACAGACAATTAAAAAAAATGTTATAATTATATTATTAGTCATTAAAAATTAAAAATCATGAGCGAAATTATTGGAAAAGAAATACAACTTGGTGTAAAGGTAGAAGGCACAAGAGGAACTGCTGAAACAGTTGCATCAAAATGGGTAAAAAATGTTACAGCAGACATTTTTGCAAGAGTTGAAAAAGTTGTTGATGACAACTCTCAAGGAGTTTTAGAGGACTCTTCTCAAACAAGAGTAATCAAGAAATGGTTCGATGGAGAACTTGCCGGAATAGTTCATGCAGATGCTATTGGATATTTTTTCGAGCAAATATACGGACAATCAACTGCAACCACAGTTGAAACAGACGAAGTTTATTCTCATGCATACTCTGTTTTACAAAATATTGAACATCCAACACTTTCTCTCTTTGCAAAGGATGGTGGAGTTAGCCAAGAAGTATTTAATGGTGGAGTTGTTAGCACACTAGAGCTGACTGCCACAGTAGACGACTTCTTAAGATTCTCTTCAAGTCTTATGGCTAAAGATGCAACAGCAAACAGCGACACTCCTGCATACGCAACAGATTATGATTTTATTGGTAAAGACATCATTATAAAAATAGCCTCAACAGAAGCAGGGCTATCAAGTGCGACTGCATTAAAAGCCAAAGAGTTAGGAATCACTTGGGACACCGGCGCAACAGCTGACTATTGTTTTGGATCATACTCACCAAGCGATGTATACAATCAAAAAATGATGATTGAAGGCACAATAACTAAAAACTACATAGACGACACGTTCAAAGACCTGCTAACAAGCGACACAGCTGTATATATGGAAATTGCAATCGTAGGAGAGACAGTTCTTGAAGGTTCAAATTCACCAGAAATAAAAATCCTGTTAAATAAAGTTCAGGTTCAGGACTGGGACAGATCGGGTGCAAATGATGACATAGTAACTGAGGAAATCACATTCAAGGCCTTATACAACAACGCAGACTCACAACAGTCAGAATTAACACTACAAAACACAACGGCTAGTTATTAAAAATAATATAATCAATTATGCAATTAGAATTAAAAGATTACAAAGTAGAAATAAAAGACGAAGTAACTTGGGGAGACTCTCAAAAAATTGAAGACTCAATATTTTCATCAGCAAAAATGAAAGGAGACAGGACTGGGGAAATGAGATTTGATTTTGATGGATCAGCCATTCTAAAAGCAAAGTATATTGCAATGAAATGTGTGATAATTAAAATTGAAAAGGATGGTACTGAAATACCATTTACCAATGAATGGGTAGACAATCTTTCTTTAACAGACGGGGATAAACTTTATTCAGCAGTAGAGGAAGTTACAAAAAAAAAATAACAATTGACGGTTCTTCGTTAAAAAAACAACTTCAAGGCAAAAAACAACTGGATAACATACTTGTTATGGAAATTCTATCAAAGACTTATGGGTGGACTCCTAACCAGATTAAAGAGACAGACATGAACGAAATTCTTCAATATTTAAGTATCATTAAAATGAGAAATAAATTAGAGGAAATAGAATATAAGAAAAATAAAAAATAATGGCAACACAACAACTAAGCATCATACTGGATTTACAAAATAAAGCCTCAGCTAAATTGGATGCTTTTAATAAAGACCTAAAAGGTTTTGACTCTTCTTTTAGAAAAATGAGGAACATAGGTACTGGAGCTTTTGTTGCTATTGCAGGTGCAGTAGGATTTGCAGTTAAAGAGTTTTCTAAATTTGAACAGGCAGAGGTAGCCTTTACTTCTATGCTTGGATCGGCTGAGGATGCAAAAGATATGATTAAAGACCTTGCAGACTTCTCAGCAAAAACTCCTTTTCAATTTGCAGATATAGTAAGTGCTACAAGAACACTTCTTGCTTTTGGAATTGAAGCTGACGATGCAAAAGAAAAGTTGAAATTCTTAGGAGACATCTCAGCAGGTGCGCAAGTACCACTAGCTGACATGGCTCAAATCTTTGGAAAAATTACGACAAAAGGGAAAGCGATGACAGAAGAGATTATGCAACTGTCTGAAAGGGGTATTCCCATTATAGACGAGCTAGCAAAACAATTTGATGTTACAAAAGAAGCAATATTTGAAATGGCTTCAGAGGGACAGCTAACAGCAGACGTAGTAGAAAGTGCCTTGCAGAGAATGACAGAAGAGGGTGGTATTTTTGAAGACCAAATGGTAAAGCAATCACAAACTGTTGCAGGGCAATTCTCAACAATGAAAGATAATTTAACATTATCTATGGTGGCTATTGGAGAAATGTTTGCTGACGAATCTGTTGTAATAATTAGTGCAATAACAAAAATAGCTAATTCGTTTAAAGAGTTTGCAGAATCAGGGAATCCTTTTATAGAAATTGGTATAAAAGTGGCGTTAGTATTTTCAGCATTATTAGCAATATTTGGATTTGTTGGGCTAACAACTCTTATGCTTTCTAAATACTTTATAATTCTTGGAGGTATTTTCGGTATAACAGGAACTGCTGCCTTAATTATGATGGCTAAAATATTTTTGATAGTTGGGGTTATTGTTATAATTATCGCTTCAATATGGAATTTATATAAAAACTGGGATTTAGCAGTCGGCGCAATGAGAATAGTCTTTG